TCTCCAGTTTTTCACGATATTCTTCTTCACTTTCAAACTCAACACTTTCGGCAAGTGAAGCGAGCTTGTCTTTCTGAGTGTCTGCAAGACCATCAGAAACTTGTTCAAAGATTCCATCAGCAACCGACTCTGCGAGACGCTTGTTGAGTGAAACGTTCTTCTCAATTTGCTCGTTGAGTTTTGTCTCCATTTCATCAAGTTTTTCTACCATGCTCTCAAGCACATCATATTTATCTTCAGGGATTGATACATAATGTTCTTCAAAAAGACCCTTCATTCCAGCAAGGAATGATTCAGTCATTTCGGTCTTAAGACCTTGCTCAATAACGAGTGCATTTTCTTGCATCCACTCGTCAGAAACATACTCAAGGTATGAATCTACACGCTCTGCAAGTTCAGTCTTAATTTCTTCGACTTCTTCTGCAAGAGCAATGGAATATTGCTCCTCAAGGGTTTCCTTAATTTCAGAAACCTTGGAAAGAAGAGCAGCTTCAAAAATGGTTCTTGCTTTTTCTTGGAACTCTTCAGAGAGATCTTCGCCAGCAAGCAGAGCATTAACATCTTCTTCGATGTTATACTCTTCTTTCACTTCATCCTCATCTTCATCCTCTTCACCATCTTCTTCTTCCTTCTTCTTACCTTTCTTCTTACCGCCTTCTTCTTCCTCTTCTCCCTCTTCCTCTTCTTCCTTAGCGGCTTCTAAGAGTTCTTCATCTTCATCATATTCAAACTCTTCATCTTCCTTAACGCCCTTCATTGCTTCAGCAGGCTTAGCACCTTTGTTAACAACATCCTTAACTTGCTTAAGGGTTCCACCTGGTGTCTTTAACTTTGCTGAATCATCGGTTGAGCGATAGTTAGAAGGATCAGGACCTCCAAGATCTTCCCAACCGGCAGTTTGTCCTGGTGTTGAACCAGATAGACTTGGCATTGCATCCGCTGCTTTGGCATTAGCATTAACAGCGGTTTTGGATTGCTTAGTGCCTACTTCCATTTCTTGTAAATCTCCACGAGACATTTGAACTCTCCGTTTAACCTTTAGTTATAAACTATATTTATTTATAAATTAATAAATTACAATGAGTTTAAAAACTCATTGAATAAACTTAACTTATACTCTTCAAGTAGTTTTTCATCTACAAGAGTATTAATTCTTCTTTGAGTTTGCTCTGCAAGTCTTTCGCGAAGCATACCACCATCCCATACCCACTCTTTACCTTCCATAATTCCCTGAACAAATGCATCAGGTGCAGATGGATCGGCAACGATATCAGCGGCAGTAGCAAGCATAAAGTCTTCACCGACTTCAGTATATCCCTCGTTATTTGGTCTTACTGAACCAATACCACGAGAAGAAACACCAAGAGTTACTCCTTCTTTAAGAAGTGACTCTGCAATCTTACCCATTGGTGTGGAAAGAATCTGTGCCTTACCAATAAAGTTATTTCCTTCACGATGAAGTGAAACAATTTTATGAGAAACACGATCCAAGTTTACGGTTGGTCCATCTGGGTGACCAAGTTCACCAAGAGCACGACCTTTGTCTACATACTGTTCGGTGTAACGCTTTACCTCTCTTTCCATAACAGGTAAACGATACATTCTACCATTACGGTTCACTACTTCAGTTTGAAGAAAAGGTCCTTGAATATAAAGAGTCTTCTTACCATTCACAGTTTCGGTAAGAACTTCTACTGATTCGATTTCTTCTGTGATGAGTTTCATTACGCTTGTCCTGAAATTTGTACTTGTTGGTAGTAAAGAGTTCCTGAACCTGCACCATATGCAGAAACTTTATTTGAAATAGTTACTGATGCATCTGATGGAGAAAATGCAGTTACAATACCACTTGAATTGTGTGCAACTGTCATTCTTGTTTGATAGTAACCATTTACTCCAGCAGAAGTATCAACTGATAAAACTTCTTTGTGAGTAAAATCATAATATGATTGTCCACTTGCAGTTAATGAAACATAATCACCAACTCCAAATGGAACTTGTGTGCCTTCGGGAACAGTAACTATCGTTGTTGTTCCTGTTGTAACCCCAACAACACGATTCGATGCTTTGGTTAATGCAAGAGTTGCAGTTCCTCCCGAAGGAATATAATAATCAGTATTTGTTGCGGTAGGAGTTCCTACTCCAATTTTTACATATGCACCACCACCTTCAGCAACTACTCTCAATACACTTGATTGGACTGAAAATGAAGTTGCGGATGTAGTAGCAGTACCGGCAGAAAATGCAAATGAGGAACCAACCCCAACTGGTCTATGAGCCATTATTTTAAATACAACACTTTTAGTTATTTATAAATTGCAAATTACCTACTAATTTCTTCCCAGTCCATTGATGCGTGAATATCCGCGCCATTAGTGTCAGCAGCACATATGATAGAAAGTTCATAAGGTGTTCCATTTAATGTATCTCTTTCTAACTGGAACTTAAATAATGCCTCTTTGAGAATATCTACTGGTGTTGAACCTTGATTGGAACCATACAAATATCCAGATGCTAATGTTCTTCCACCAGTATAAGTTCCACCATTAACCTTATATTCGACAGCACTATCAAGACCGGCATCAGACCAAGTTCCACCATTAGATGTTCCACTTGCTCTTACTTGCCAATTATATGTCGCATTATTTGTAGTACCAAGAAGCGAAAGTGCTGTTAAGATTACGATTGCATCCAATCTATTTGGTGTTGCTTTAAGACGAATTGATAGAACTGTATAATAGGTTCCTGCGGTTGTTAAATCAACTGGTGTTTGAACTGGTGTTCCTACTGCTTGCTGTAATCCACGAAGTTCATAACCACCCTCGGAAATTACAGAAGAACAAACTTGTTTGAGTGTACTTGCACTGGTTGTAATTCCAGTATTAGAAATCTCATATCTCAAAGGTAATGATGCCGTTGTAATATAAGTTGTATTGATAATATTTGCGTGATGGAATGAATGGCAGTGGATGAACTTACCATTAATTACAAATCCCAATCTTACAGTTCCAAGTCCCAACCATTCAATATCCATCCACATAATCTGTGCTTTGGAAATATCTAATGTAACTCCTGATGGATTGAGATGCCCTGGTCCAAGCATCGTATCAACATTCCAAGATGCCTGTGCTACCCTCGTTTCTGTTGTAATTCCTGTAACATAAGTTCTTTCTACAAAATATAAGGTATCTCCGTCAAGTTCCAAATACATTCCATTATCTGCGCCATAATATCCTACTCTTTGGCGAAGATTTTGTTTTGCTGGATTCATTACAAATGTATTCAATACCTGCAATGATTTTCCAGGTTGATATGAAAATACTTTTGTTGTTTCTCTGATGATTGATGCGGTGCTTCCCACACCAACAGTCAAATTCACCAATCCTTGTACCGTTGAAAACCCAACTGTGGAACCAGTTCCAACAACTAAACCACTCCAAAGATTATTATCTCTATATCTGTGAGATGAATCAAATAGTGTAAGTGGAGTAGACATTCTCTGTCTACCAAATGCATCAGTTGCTATTGGTGGTAATTCAATATCAATAGTTCCAGTAACAGGAAATGGATTTGTGGTGCTGACTGGAGAATTATTGAGATTGATTGATACTTGTCCTGTGGTCCCAATACCTACAGTATTTGATAGTGAAGAAATACCAATAGGTAAATATGGTGTTGTTATTGTTCCACTAGTTCCAACTTCAACTAGGTGAGAATGGATTGGATTGTCCGGAGTGCTAGTAACAGTTACTATTCCTGGTATGGAAATATCACCATTAATAGTGATACTAGAAGATCCTAAAGATACTGGAAATGGATTTTGATAACTAATTACTTGTCCATCACTTGATGCAACACCTACAACTTCAAATAGAGATCTTTCTTGATTAAGATAATCTTGAGTTGTTATATTCCACTGAGCCATTTATCAATCAATCCATTCTAACTTTGATGGGTGGTATCTTTGTGCGTTTTTTATGTTTAAATTCTTTTCCATAACTGGATAAATTTGATGAACAACTGCTCCTGGATAATCAGATTGAAGTTGCTCACCAAGTTCTCTTGTAGAAGGAATTCCAGTCTTAGTAACTAATTCTAACCTATAAAAACTTCCATTCCACATTACGTCGGCAACATATTCTTCACCGACTTGTTGTGGTTGTTCTGCTTGTGAATTAATGTATAGATTTCCTGTGAAATCGCCAGCAATATTAACCGATTCTGAGATAAATTGCCTATAGGATTTCATATCATTCCTCTTCTTGTTCCTGTTGTCCAAACATACTCATTGCTACTGTTGGGCGAAACCCATCAATTTTTTCTGCCGATTTTGTAAAAAGCAATTCTTTAATTTTGTCACTAATTTGAGAAGGAGCTTCATCAGCAGCAATCATATCAAGAAGGTCATCCATTTTTAATACCTAAGTAATTTTCTTTATTTATATCTCACCACCCTTGGGCATTTCTGCTATCTTTCCACTTGCTTGTGTTGCAGCACTTTGTGCATCAAGATTTGGTTCCATTACTGGTTGTCCAAGATCCATTTGTGCTGTTTGATCTAAAGGCATTCCAGTCATTGGATCGACAGGTGCATTTGGATCTGGAATGATACCATCTTCAATTTCTTTTTTCATAATCTTATCTTGTTCAAGAATTTCTTCATCAGTTTGGCGAAGAATCTTTCTTCTTAGATAATCCTGAGAGAAATATCTTCCAACATATGGTTCTGCTATTTGAACCATATTCAATCTTTCATTAAGAAGTTCTGCATCCTTAAGTTCTGCAAAGTGATTATCATAGAGGAAGTCATATTGAATATGCTCTTCCATAGTATCCCAATCTTGGGGGGTAATGATATTTTTAAGAATCAATTGAGTTCTCAACATATCGTGGAACATATATGAGAATCTCTTTCTTAAACGAGCTACAAATTTGCTGAACTTAACTTCATCTCTTAAGATTTCTGAAGAACGACCAAGATTAAATCCACCTTCTCCATCCATTCTTGATGGTGGAACGTTTAGAGAACGATATAATTTCTTCTTAAAGTATTCAATATCTGTGATTTCTCCAAGGTTTTGTCCACCAGGAAGGGTAGAAATCTCAGTTCCTCTACCACCTTCTCTACGTGGAAGCCAGAAATCCTCAAGCATCGCCATAAACTTTTTGTCGTCACGGATTTCTCCGGTGCTTGCGTCGTAAACAAGTTTGTTACGATAACGCATCATCACATCACGAAGATATTGTTCTGCCTTTACTTTGGGTAGGTTGCCTACATCAATATAAAAGATTCTTCTTTCTGGAGCACGAGACAAACGATAGATAACCAAAGAGTCCTCAATCATTCTAAGTTGATTGAGTGATTTAATTGCTTTATGAAGATATGAAAGTGTTGATCCCTTATTTCTATCAACAAGTCCAGAAGTACAGTATGTGATAGAATCGCGAGACATTTTAATTCCAGCAGTTCCACCAAGAGATGATGGATTGCTTGCTGGATAAGTCATTTTTGGATTGTATACAAAATATTCCTCAATTTGAGGAAATTCAAAATCCATAGGATTATCGCTATTGATATTTGCAATCCTATATTTGTCTTTCTCACTCTTTTTTTGCTGCCTTACATACCGCATTTTCATCGGATCTATGTAACGCAGTTCTTGAATTCCTTCGCTTGGATTCTTAAGATCAATTACTTTATGGTAATATAATCTACCATCAACATACCAGTTTCTATAAATTTCGTGAGACTTTTTATCAAAATCTAACAGGGATAGGATATATTTAAACTCTTGCCTTATTTTCTTTTTGATGCCGTCGCTGGCATTTAAATTGGAAAGTTCAATTTCTACTGGAGTATCATTCGTATCTGATACAATTGCTTCATTTACAATATCTTCAATAGCACTATCACACTCTGGGT